ATATTAAAGAAGATATTAAAGAAGATATTAAAGAAGATATTAAAGAAGATATTAAAGAAGCTATTAAAGAAGATATTAAAGTAAATATTAAAGACGATAATAAAACTGATAATAAATCAGATATTAAAGACGATAATAAAACTGATAATAAATCAGATATTAAAGAAGATATTAAAGAAGATAATAAATTAGATAGTAAAAAAAATACTAAAGAAGATATTAAAGAAGATTTAAATAACCACTTAATTGATATTATTTTAAAAAAAAATAAAATAATTAAAGAATTAATAGAAAAAACAGACAATATAAATAAACCTATTATTAATGATGAAAATAAATTTACAATAAAAAATGATATAATTATTAATGATATAATTATTAATGATATTAAAATTATATCAAGGAACGAAGATAATTATATTGATGGACTTTACTTATGTAAAATGGAAAATATAAAAATTATGGATTGGTTTTGTTTAGATAATACTAAATTATTTATAAAAAAACTAAAAATACAAACAGGTATATTAGAGTTTCATTTATATGAAATTATTTATAATAATAAATATGAAATTATAGAATTCTGGCTTCATCCACAATTAATAATAAATTTAAATATTTGGATTTTAAATATATTTTTAAATAAAACTATTGAATTAAATAATTTGTTAAAATATACAGAAGATGAATTAATTAAAACTAAACAAAAAAATCAACTATTACAAGATTTATGTGTTAAAAAACAAAGTAGACAGATATATCCTAAAAAAAATGTAATATATATATTAACTACCGAAGATAATAAAAAGAAACGAATTTATATAATAGGTAAGGCAAGAGAATTAAAAAATAGATTAAGCACATATAATAAAACTGCAGAACATGAAGTAGTATATTATAGAGAATGTAAAAATGAAGACGATATGAGAGCAATAGAATTTATGGTTTTAAATAAATTAAATAGTTTTAAAGAGAAAGCAAATAGAGATAGATTTATTTTACCTATTGAAAAAGACATTTCATTTTTTATTGAATTTATTGATAATGCTATTAATTTTTTTTAATATTTTTAAAATTAATTATAAATTATTAGTATTATTTTATAGTATATGTTTTTTGTTTTAATATTATTTTATGTCTTATTTATTACACCGATCGAAAATAAAATACATTAAAATAACAATAAAATTAATTATTAGTTAATGCTTGATATACTGTATTAGCAATAATAAAATTTCCATATTTATTTGGATGAAGACAATCTGGAAAAAATTTAGAATATATTGGATTTGGATTTCCGCTTGTATCTAAAAATGCACCATTAACATTAATAATTTTAATATTAATACCTTGTTGATTAAAAAGTGAAACTACATTCTTAAGTCCAGGAATAATGTTGTTATTAAATATTTGAATATCTGGTGGTATATCATTATCACAAAATATTGGAGGAGGTAAGCAAACATATACTTTTGGTTTTGATGCAATATTGAGAAATTGCGTAATCATCCATGTTGTTTCTTCTTCAAAAAAATCCTGATTAACCCAAAAATCTGGATCTGAATCATTAGTACCTAACATAATAATTACTATATTAGGTAATTTATCAATTGATTGTGTAAACCCATCACTTAAGTTATAAGGTAATGCAGATAGTCTGTTATATGCTCTTCCTGGACATCCAAAATTACAAACTGTATATTTATCACCAAGTAATAAACCTAATTGTGCTGGATAAGAATCAGTTTTTATATTATTTTTAACACCATAACCCCAAGTAATACTATCTCCAACACAAGCTACTTTTACTTTACAAACTTCATTAGATTTACAATTATTAAATTCACAGGGCTGTAAATTACAATCGGTTTTACTAAGATTATTTAAACTAAAATTATGTTTTTTTAAACCTAAACCTAATCCTAATCCTAAACCTAATCCTATTATAATTATAATAATACAGCTGATAATTATATATTTTTTATATTTTGAAATTTTACTTATAAAATTCATTTTTACAAACTAATGCACTTTAATGTAATATAATATAATATAATATAATATAATGTGTTAATAGTATTAGAAAAATAAAAAAAAATATATTAAAGTAAAACTATAAAACTATAAAACTATAAAACTATAAAACTATAAATAAAAAAAAATGTCGCGTGTCTTTGAACTTTCAGCATCTACTAAGTTTTCAAATCCAATTCTTGCGGGCTGGTATAAGTTAAAAAACAATGACCAAGCCAGCCTCATTGTTTCTAATTCAAATTCAGATGTTCAAGGAACTATTAGATATAATGAAACACTAGAAACATTTGAAGGATTTAATGGTAATGTTTGGATTACATTTAATGCTTTAAAAGGAGATAAAGGAGATAAAGGAGATGATTTTGATGCTATATTATCATTTAATAATCTTTTAGGAGGAACAGGTAATATAATAGCATCTGGAAATGTAAATGTTTCTACCGGACAAAGTATAATTTCAGTTCGTAGCTTAGCCTCTGGAACTACTAAAATTAATGACATTTCTATACCAACTGTAGGCATACAAACTTATCCTACTACAATTCAAATAACTTCTAATCCTCTACCTTATGAATGGAATAATTCTAGTATTTCACAATCTAATTTAATAAATGTGGACGGTTCTCTAAAGGCCTATGGAACTATTGAAACCTGGATTTGTAGCTCAACTGCTATTATTTCAAAAGGTCAGGCAGTACGTATTATTGAAAATGAAAATAATAGTTTAGTCATTGAACCTTTAACTTATATCAGTCCTATGGCTTCTTCATTTAAGAAAAATCTTTCATTCTTAGGAATTGCTTTAAATGATGGAATAGGAGATGCATCAATTAGAGTATGTGTTAGTGGTATAACTGCAGTTCTATTAAGTTCTAATATTCCTAAAGAATATGTATGTTCTACTTCATTAGCATCAATAGGTCTTCCTGGACTAATAGCACCTGATGCTGGTGTTTTCTATTGTCCAATGAAACCACCTTCAACTGTAGAATTTATTAAGGCTGGAATATTTTTAAAATCCGGAGATATTACAACTAACGGAAAATATGTTTTATTTAAAATTGTATGATTTAATTAAAGAGTTTTTCTAGTTTTATTTTCTTATATCTATAGTAAATTTAAATAAGTGTAAAGAATATTAAAAAATAATAAAAAATATAAAATGAGTAAACAATCTTTAAATTCTCAATTATTTGAAAGTACTACTTATCTGCCACCATTTCAACAACAATATAGTCATACACGAGGATATGGAAATATTCGAGTATATAATGTTGATAATCAAAAAGTAAGTGTAGCTATTCATCCTTATAGTCGACTACAACCTCTAACTCAACCCTTTGGAGCCCATCTTCCTGTAAATTCTACTCCAGAATATCTAGCATCTAATCCAGAAACTATGATTGCTTGGAGCCGGGGGGTTTAGTCCCCCACTGGAATTTTTATTTTGCACATGTTTTATCGTGGTGGAATGGCTTTTAGGATGCATCGATGGTTAGTTTTTGTGTTTTAAGGAGTTTTTTTAATTGTTTATAATGGATGATAGATGATAGATGATGGAGGATAATGGATAAATTATAAAAATACAGAATAAAATTAAAGTGTTGAAGTGAAAGTGGATAATTCATCAATGTCCTTACTTTCTAGCAATCCAATAGTTCTGAAATATTTAGGATTGTAAATGCCTTCTTTTAGAATTTGTGTAGGGTTATATAATTTATAAATAATTATATATGGTGGTGTTTGTAGTTTTTCTAATTCTAGTATTACAGTATCATTAAGTACATCTTCTGTTTTCCAGAAATATTTAAATTTATCGGGATTAGTTGATTTATTAAATTCAGTTAAATAATAATATTTATTTTCAAATCGTAATGCCTGTTTAGCTGAATAATTACTTAAACCAATTGTAATATATTCTCCAATTTGTCTTTCAATTATGAGCCTAGGTTGTTTAGATTGTGGATTAGGTTGTTTAGATGTCCAGAAGTCAACTAGCTTTGTTAATGTTGATAATATTGACATTCTAGTAAAGTATTGTTAAAATTGATTTAGTTAAGATATTAAGATACTTAAATTATAATATAACAAAAAAAGGATAAAAGATAAAAGATTAAAACCTTGTATACCTAGAATAACAATGAATATTCTAGTAATATCTGGGAATGAGTTAATATTAAATTATCCACAAATTGAAAATGATAAATGGAATGAAACATTAGACAAATTAAATGAAGGTGATGATATATATAATAAAATAAGAAGAATTTATTTAGAAATTGATTTTATTTTTGAACTTCTAAAGAACTTTATCAAATTTATAGATGTTAAAGAATTTGAAATAAATGGAAGTAGATGGTGGGATTTAAGATGTAATCAAATACCTACATCAGTTGAAATTCTTAAATGCATAGAACATTCTAATTTATCAACAGATTTTCTGTTAGGATCTGAAAACTTAGTAAATTTGAGGGAATTATATTTAGATTTACCAGATTATTCAGATCCTGAATTAGACTTAAATTCACCATATGTAATACCTTTATCTAATCTTATTACTTTGAAAAAAATAGTAATTATAGCAAGTTTTGGATCACCTGATGAAACTATATTTACATATAATAATTATGATAAACTAATTAGAAAACTAAAATTATTAGAAAATGTTAAAGAAAATGTTAAAGAAAGAATTATAAGTATTAATCCTAATGCTGGTCAGAACTATGACGGATGGTGGTCTATCGAAATAATACTAGAATGATAAAATTATTTATATTTTTATATTATTTTTTTATATTAATATATATTAATATATATTAAAATTAAAATGGATCCTGCTTCTGCTTCTGATCCTGCTTCTGCTTCTGATCCTGCTTCTGCTTCTATTAAATATAGTGCTGCTTTAGCAGTACAAAAAGCCCGAGACTCAGTTACGAGAAGCAGCACAAAAATGGCAATCGCAACAACACATACAACGAAAATGATTAATGAATTATTGTTCGATGCTAGTAATTCAAACACATTATCTAACATATTATTTAATTTATTTAATTTATTAAGAAAAGATAAGTTTTTGAAAGACAAACAGGAAAAATCTTTTTTTAATAATCCTGAAACAAACATTAACAACGTTTCTGATATTTCTAGTAATGTTAATGTTAGTGGTTTTAAAACATATTTAACAGAATACACATATGCTTCTAGAAATGGTAAGGATAAATTTTTACATGAAAATCCAGATTTATTTGAATGGTATAAAACTAAAAATCCAGATTTTTTAAAATTATCAGAAATTCATAATGGACATGGACCACATATGCCTGAATTTATCACATTATTAACAACAATAACTTTAGATATTATATACATATTATTTACTAACAAATTTCCAGATAGAAAAGAGAATTCCACTGGACAACAAAATACAAAAACACCAACGCAGGATAGATTAAAAACTAGTTATGACCTCTATGAAACAAATCTTGATGCAGAATGGCAAAATAATTTTAGAGAATTATTAATATTAATTTCAAACTTAAATTTTACAGATGAGTCTAAAGATGATTATTTTTCATATATAAAAATTATGGAAATTTACTTAATCTTCATAGCATATACCAGTGGTATTAAAATAAATAATTTTGGAACTAAAGAAACTAGTGAAGATTATAAACCAGAAATTTCAGTAATTGATATAGGATTTTTTAATAAAGAAAATTTAAAAACAAAAAAACATCCTAAAGTATTTGCGGATGTTCCGGAATGTTCAAGTAATATTATATTTATATATAATGTTTTTCAAAATACACCATTTATTTTATATCCTACTTTTGTTCAAGTTAATAAATTAATTGTATTAAAAACATTATCAGCGCCTGTTATTAATTTTCATATTGCATATACACGCACATTTACACATACAGATTTTAGACCTCCATGTTCTAATTTAGATCATGATATAGTATTTCATGGATCTCTAACTCATCTACATTTATTATCTGATGTACTTAAGTGTGGAACTTATAGTCAAACTTATAGAAATGCAGTATTAAATCCTAATATATATGATCCAATTAATAAAGAAATAATAATGCATATGTATAAAAATATTCTAGCACCTTTTTTTAATTATTTATTCAAAGAAATAAAAAATAAAAATTATAGTCCACCTGATAAAGAATCTTCATTAGAGAAATCTTTAACAGAAGAAGCAGATAAGAAGGCTTTAATAGAAGCGCAAAATATAATAGAAATATTATTTGACATATTTCATGAAAGAATACAATTTATTAGAATTATTTATAATTATATACAAAAAAAATCTAATAATAATGGTAAACAGGGTACAAATAATAAAGCGTCTTCACCAGAGCATAATCTATCTAATTTTTTGGATAATCTAATAATTTGTATTAGACAATATTATGATCTTCAAAAGGAACGAATAGAAGCTATGGTTGATATAGAATGTAAGCCATTAAGAAAATATAATAAAACTGAAACGCAAGCTAAAGAAGAAGAGAGATTAGCTGAAGAATTTGTAAAAAAAGCTAAAACACATTTTAATTTAGAATCTAATCGTATTGGAGGATTTCTAAAATCATTAAAGAAACACACTAAATTATATAGACAAATAAAATATAGAAAGACTAAATTTAATAATAAAAATATACATAAAAAATCAAAAAAATAAAAAAATCAACAATACACACAATTTTTAATTATTTAGTTCTTTTCATAGTGTTTCTAGTATGTTTATTACTTTTAGATTTTAATGTTTTAATATATTTCTTACGAAAGCCTCCAGATGGTAATTCAGATTCAGATTTATACAGATAATTATGAAGATTATCTATCAAATTATACATTGAAACATCTGGTTTATCAGAATATCTTAAAATTAAATCATTTAAAAAATTATTATTATCAGAGCCATCATTAAAATCAGATGTTGAAAACTTGTATGCTATACTTAAATAAATTAAATAATTTATTAATGAGCAATTAAATTTATCTAGTCTAGCTACTTTATATTTTTGTAAATTTTCAATTACTGAAGGTTCTAATAAGTGATTAATGTTTCCGTCTTTATCTCTGCCATTGTATATATGTGTAAGTGCTTTATTCGCATCAAATGTATCTTTAATTGTATTTGGAATTAGAGCATTCATTCTAATATCTGAGTTATAAATTAAACGATCTTCTTCAATACCTTCTGTATAAAATTTTTGTGTTTGCTTTAAATAATCATTTAAATAATCATTATCATTATCATTTTTATAAAAAGAAATGTCTTTGTCTTTTGAATTTGAATTTGTTTGTAATGTTTCAATAATTTCTATTATTTTTTTTTTATTTTTATCGTCATCAAAAAAATAAACTGTCGGAACTCTAGGTGGTATTAGTCTTAAATTGCGTAATAATTTTGAACAAGCCCTTCTTAAAACTGAACTAGCCCTTCTTAAACTCATTTCAATAAATAAATTGTTCTAATATAATATTAGATTTTAAATAAATTGTTTTAATATAATATTAGATTTTAATTTCAAT